TGCACCTGCGGATGAACCAACAGCAACGTTGTACACATTATTAGAACCAGTAACATTCTGCGCTGCTAAAGCATTTCTTCCTACTGCAACATTGTGTCTACCCGTTGTGTCTGCTGCTAAAGCATCTTTACCTATAGCTGTGTTATAGAAAGAGGCAGCACCTGCACTTAAAGAGTTGTAACCCAACGCTACATTGTCTGAGCCAGTAGTAATGGCATCACCAGCTAATCCACCTACAAATGTATTATTAACGCCTGTGGTTACTTCACCGCCTGACGCATGTCCTATTGCAGTGTTATAAGAGTCTGTTGCACTAGTAGGGTTTTGTTTTTGTAAAGCCGCATAACCTATTGCTATTGTTCTGCTTCCAACAGTGTTAGCTGTTAATGCGTTGTAACCTACAGCAACATTATAATCAGCGTCTGTAATCGCATCACCAGCAAACCCACCGATGAGGGTATTCTGAACGCCTGTGGTTACTGATACCCCAGATTGATATCCAACCGCTGTGTTATAAGCATCAGCACCAGCGTTAAGTGTCTTGAGAGATTGATAGCCAACCGCTACGTTATCGCCATGGGCATCTTCAGTTGAAAGTGCTTGATACCCAATAGCAACGTTGTTACTTCCTGTAGTAAGATCATGCAAACTTTGATAGCCAAGTGCTACGTTGTTACCGCCTTCGGTATTTGCAGTCATTGACTCACCACCCACAGCAGTGTTAGTTGCTCCAGTAGTGTTTGATCCTAATGCAGAGCCACCGATAGCTATATTGTGATTTGCTGTCTGGTTTGCATCTAAAGCTGCATACCCAACTGCAACATTGTAATCACCTGTTGTTATGTCATTACCAGCTTCGTCACCCACAACCACGTTGTAGTTACCGCCAGATGCTATGTTAGCACCTGCGTTGACACCTGCTCTAAAGTTAGATGTACCTGATGTATTAGTAGACATACCATCTGATACAGATATTCCTGTAACGTCTATGCCTGTGGATGTTGTGGCGAGTTTAATTGCGTTGTCGTAAAACAATCTAACATCTGAATTTTCATTAAAAACAGCTACATTTTCTGAATTACCTGCATTTTTTATAGCTACTTGATTTGCTGTTATTAGTAAAGAGCCAGTGCCAGAATCACTTATAAAACTGTTAGCACCATTATGATAAATCTGTAAATCAGAGCCAGCACCAAATATAGCTTTTGCATTATCAGCAAATGTAGCATTACCTGCGTGAGCAGTAGTAGACGCAAAATCCACTGCACCGTCAATGTCTACTACGTCTAGGTTAGTTGTACCGTCTACGTCTATGTCACCTGAGATGTCTAGTGAGGCAAATGTACCTACACCTGCTGTTACATTACCTGCTGTACCACTAAAGACTTCAGAACTATTTGTAGCAGCAGTTAAGAATGTAAATGCAGATGCACTGTCATCATAACCAAAGAAACCTACTCTTGCTGAAGAACCATCGTGGTATCTAAACTCAATACCTCTATCTTTATTATCATCAGAGCCTGGAGCAGTGTCTCCACCTAAAGTAAAGATAGGATCATCTATAGTAACAGTAGTACTGTTTACAGTTGTAGTTGTACCACTAACTGTTAAGTTACCCGTTACAGTTAAGTTATCATTTACCGTAGTTTCAGAAGTACTGTGACCAATAGATACAGGTACACCAGAGGTTGCAGTACCTATAGTAATACCGTTTGATGTATTTGAATTGTCAATATTTAATGTAGATGTACTGTCTAATGATATGTTAGATCCATCAACGACAAGTGTACCATCTATATCTGTATTATCTAAGTTAGTAGTACCATCCACATCAATATCACCAGATATATCTAGTGCTGTACCAATAAGTGTTTGTGTAAGTGTAACTTGTCCATTTGAAGCAATAGCAATAGCATCTGTATCAGAAGCAGAACCAATGTTTCCACTATCAGGTATAACTATATTACCACCTGTAGTCATTAATCCACCACCAGTGTATGTACCACTTACATCTAAGTTAGCATTAGCATCTACAAGAGTTGCATTTAATTCAATCTCATCTGTAGCGTTAATATCTAATACTGTAGCACTAGGAGCATTAATAGACTGTGATGCATCATTAAACTGTAATGCCATTGTACCATTAAGTAACAATCCTGTATCTGCTACATGGGTAAGTGTAACATCATTATCTGCACCAAAACCTAAGACAGCAGCATCGCTATCTAGTTTTAAATCATTGCTTACAAGCACGGCAGTAGATGCATTTATATCTACAGTAGGTGCAGTTATTTCTAACTCTGTGTCAGCATCAATATCCATCTGACCATCAGTACTAGAGTTAATTGTAAGAGCAGTATCACGGAACTGAACTTTTTTTGCTGCACTCATTAAAATGTTTTGACTTGCATCTACGGTAAAAGATGTAGTACCACCTGTTGCTACAGTAATAACATCTGAGCCACTAAACGTAATACTAGTGTTTGTGTCTCCATCACCAGCTATAGAGTCAAGTTGAACTGCACCTACATTTGAAAGAGTAGCATCACCAAAGTCTACAGCACCTGCAACTGTTAATGTTCCAGACACATCTACGTTACCATTTATATCTACTGTAGTAGCTGCTATCTGTATTTCTGTGTCAGCTACAAGATCAAGCTGTCCATCTGTAGAAGAGTTAATGTAGATTGCTGTATCACGGAACTGTATTTTTTCTGTAGAGGCTACAAGTATATCATCAGAAAACTCAAAGTAATCTTCATCTTCCATCCACTTAAGGACACCATCATTTGATTCACCATCAAAGGTTACAGTTATATCTGTACCTGATGTAGCATCACCAATAGTAATAGATGTACCTAATAACTTAGTTATAGGTCCACCTTCATTGGCTGTACCATCGTGTGTATGTCCTGTGCTTGCTTGGAAAGCAGCTAGTAACTGATTAAATTCATCATTAGTATGTGCTGCGGTAATTACATCGCCATCAGCATAAGATGATTGTCTTGTATATGTAGCACCCATTTATCTTCTCGCTCCTATTTGATACTCTAACTGAAAACCTTTAAGAGAATATGGGGCAGTAGTACCCCCATCATTTACTCTTAATGCTACAGTAAAACCTGATCCTTCTACAGACTGTCTAATTGAAGGTTGTGATGTTCCTCCGTAAGTACCACCACTACCGTATATAGCTACTGCATATTGTGCAGCAACGCTTGATGAATCTAATGGATATGCAGCAGGTCTAGCTGAATCTGCTGATTCCTGATCATACCTTAAAAATAAGTTAGCGTCAATAGCTGATTCAGGTTTATAATTAATTATTACTCTTTGCATATGTTTTCTAACACCTAAGTCACTAAAACTTAAGTCTGGACTTCTATATTTACCAGCTATAGCAGTTCCATCAAAATCATTGCCTACTTCTTGTCTATTTATATAACCAGAAAAATCTCCATGTAAAATAATAACATCTCCTGTTACAATAATAGTATCAGTACAGGAAGGTTTTATACCTTTTGTTTCAGAAAATTCATATGCATCTCCTTTTCTTACACAAATAACCCCTTTTGTTAATGTTATATCTTGTCCAGCTTTTGTAAAAAATATTCTATATTGAGTTTTTTCTGGTATTACAACGCTTTCAAAAGATGAAGAATTAATAATTTGTTCATCAAACAAAGGTTGTACATTTTTACTAATTGTACCTAATTCTACGTCACCGATTCTAGCTGTACCTGCAACAGTACGTAAACCATCAGGTCCAAGAAATATTAAATCACCAGCAAATTCCTGTATTGTATTACCATTTACACAACCAATATTTCTAGTTACAGGAGTCATAGCAAAGTTTGCAGAACCTGTACCTGATAATTTAAATATTCTATTTTCACAAAATATAAATAAATCTTCACGGAATGTTTTCATTCCTACAACAGTATCATCTACTTTAATACTACCTGCACCTGATCCACTATTAAAAGCATCCTCATCAAAAGGTTGACTAAATACTATTTCTTGTGGGGTACTAGACATACCTGAATAAAACATATGTCCTTTAAATGCAGTTACGTGTTTAGCACCGGCAACACTGCTTTCACTTACATCTGTAGCAGATAAAGAAGTATTAAAAACTGTAGGTGCATTAGTTTGATCAACTACAATTATTTTATCATTGCCATCAAAGTTAAACTTTTCAAAAGAATACTTTGCTGCATTTGTTCTTCCTGTATCTCTTACTGTCCAACTTTCAGAAACAATATCTTTTACAGCATGGTCAGCAGCAGTTGTACTAGAAGTTGCTCTTGTTACACCAGTAAATGTATTAGATGATATACCTGTATAAGTAAATATTTCACTATTTATTTGTAATGTACCACTAGATGAAAACCCTGAAGTACTAGCAACAGTTAGTGTACCTGAACCTGTCATACCTGTTCCTGAAACTATAGCAGTAGATACAGTTGTAGATGCAGAACTCCATATTTTTTCACCTCTAGCTGCTAGTACTTTATTAGAAAATACAGTACTCATTAATATAGCTTCAGAAGAAGCAGACGTTTGAGGAACTATATGGTTAACGTATTTTTTAAAACCACTTATTCTTCTGTATCCACCACCAATATCAGGTTCAAAGTTTTGTAATTCTAACGCTTCTCCTGATTGCATTAAAAAAGTAGATCTATTTAGAATTAAACCTCCTTCACAATTAAATGCTACAGGATTTACTTTAGAACTATCTGGCATTTAAGAAACTCTTATTGCAGTTAATTTAACATTATTTGAACGGCCTAAAGGATATGTTGATCTTAAATATTCAAACCTATTAACTAATAAAGTTTGCATATTTTTTATGCCTTGTTCAAATCTTTGCATATTTAATTGATATTGATCTGTTTCACCTCTGTATTGATAAACAAAAGCAGTAGCTCCAGTTACAATAACATAACTAAATCTATCAGGAATAGTTGTTGTATCATCATGTGCAGATAGATCAGAAGCAAATGTATAATAATCAAATTTTATATTATAAGATTTTAAAGGGTATGGGTAAAGTAAATAATTATTATCAGGTGTTCTAATAATATGTGTTGGTATACCACCTTTATCAAACTGAGCTACAGTTACACCACTAGAATGTGCTGCAGCAGTTGTACTAGATGCACCTCTAGTAACTCCTGTAAATGTAGTACTAGAAGTACCTGTATAAGTAACTATTTCATTTCCAATATATAGAGTACCACTACTGTCAAAACCTGAAGTACTTACAACGGTTATAGTTGTTACAGAGTCAGTATGTGAACCATTTAAAGTAGTTGTATCTATTTCATCTTCTTGATCTACGTGTTTATCTATATAATGGTTATAATTCATTTGTATTAGTTTATAACCTGAGTTTCCTAAAGTAGAATCTTTAACAAGTCTAACAGTGTTATAATCTATTAATTTAGTAGAAGTAGGTGCTGTATATCTAACAACTCCTGCTGTTAATGTTTTTGTAGCAGTTGCATGATTAAAAGGGTAATTAAAATCTTTTTGATTGATATACCTAATAGCTTCATTTATAGCGTTTTGACATTGTATTTGTATACCTCGTGCACTAGAAAAATTTGATGAAGTTAATGCAACCTCATTTAAATTAGCTATTACTTTATTAGTCAATGTAAGATATGTTTCAGCCATTTATAATTCCTATATAATAGAAGGGGCAAGTTTCCCTGCCCCCTCATTAAACATTTATGCGAGCAAGTCTCGATCAACTTCTACTGGAGAAGAGTCGCCTTGATCACTAACGTCAACCATCCAAGCGTAAACACGAATCTTACCTGCTGAGAATGTAGCACCATCACCTGCAAAAGTCAGGTCTAGTGTATCTGCAGAGGCAAGAGTAACGTCTGCTGCTGGAGTAGCT